GAAACTCTAAGTTTGACCAGCGGGAATGGCCCATAAGGCTCGAGAAGCTGTTTCCCTTCGGGGATTACATCTTCCCAAACTGGCGTTATGCCAGCGAAAGCCTTGGGGACGTCCACTTCCTCGAACCTGGTGCGGAAAGACCCGTTAAGGTCATTACCGTACCAAAAACGCTCAAGACTCCGAGGATCATCGCGGTAGAGCCAACCTGTATGCAATACATGCAGCAGGCCCTTTGTCGCGAATTCGTTGTATCCTTCGAGAGTGATCGCGTCGGCAAAAACAGCCGGCGCAATCTGATCGAAGGGCAGATCGGTTTCAGCGATCAGGTGCCAAATAGGCTCCTCGCCGCTGAAGGTTCGCTCACAGGTGAGCTGGCCACACTCGACTTGAGTGAGGCTTCCGATCGAGTCTCGATTGGGCATGTTGAGAATCTCCTATGCAATTGGCCACTCTTGCGAGAGGCGGTCATGGCAACGAGGTCCTCTAAGGCCCAAGTGCCTGGATGGGGTGTCATAACCTTATCCAAGTTCGCGTCCATGGGTTCAGCCCTTACGTTTCCTATCGAGGCTGCGGTGTTTCTAACTGCAGTCTATATGGGAATCGAAAATGGGCTTAATCGCCGGATTACCAGAAAGGATGTTGAATCCCATTCTGGTAGGGTACGCGTCTATGGGGATGATATCATTGTCCCCGTAGATAGTGTGTGTTCAGTGAATCAGGTCTTGGAGCTATTAGGCTTCAAGGTCAATACCGGCAAGTCTTATTGGAACGGCAAGTTCCGTGAGTCTTGTGGCGGTGACTATTACGACGGCGTGGATGTTACACCAGTCCGCGTTCGCCGTGATTTACCGTCTTCACTGACTGACGCTCAAGGAGTGATGAGCTTAGTAGCCCTACGTAACCTGTTTTATCTTCAGGGTATGTGGGAAACTACTAAGTGGCTCGACAACCGAATCGGGAGACTCTTCCCCCGAGGTTTTCCGATTGTCGAGCCTACTTCACCCTTGTTGGGTAGAACCTCCTTTCTTGGCTACCAAGCTGAGAGAGTGTGTTCTGAACTGCATCGCCCCTTGGTTAGGGGATATGTAGCAATTCCGCGAACACCCAACTCTAAGTTGGATGGAGTCGGAGCCCTCCTAAAGTGGTTTCTCAAGGAAGGTGAAGAACCTTTCATTGATCCGAATCACTTGGAACGTCAGGGACGTCCCTTGATCGTCGACATCAAATCAAGGTGGATGCCCCCGTACTAGTTACGGGGGATTCGGGGTAGTTTAACCAACTACCGCGGGTGCTTTCGAGCACCGGAGCCGAAGACTGCTG